ATTTGCATTTAATCTATCTTTATTTTTAAGATAAAATTCTTTTCTAAACTCTCTTATCTTCTCTCTATTTATTTCTCTATACTCCTTACAATTTTTAAGTATTTTATCCTTATTGTTTTCATAATATTTTTTCTGGTGTTTTAGCACTTTATCTTTATGCTCTAAGTAATATTTTCTCTTTGTTCTTCTTATCTTCTCTATATTGTTTTCATAATTTTGTTTGCTTTTTACTCTTATTTTATCCTTATTCTTTTCATTATATAGTCTCTGACCTTTTAGTATTTTAGTTCTGTGTTTTAAATAATGTTTTCTCTTTTGCTTGTTTATCTTCTCTCTATTTTTTTCTCTGTATTTCTTACAACATTCAATGCAAGGTCTACGATACCCACATTTATTTGTTTTGCTCTTATAAAACATATCCAAAGATTTAACTTCTTTGCATTGACCACATTCTTTTTTCTCAAAACTATTCAAGACCATTGTCTCTGTTTAAGAATTTAATAACTTGTGATTTCAATTTAGGGATCTCGTGTTTTGTCGGCTTTTCAACCTTAAAGTAACTCATGTTGTCTATCACAAATCTATCTGCTTTGGATTTGCTAGAGAAAAAAGCTGACTTCTTATCCCTACCTTCTGCGAATTTAACCTCGTATATATCCATATTTCCTCCTAGAATGGAACTTCAGTTGATTTCATGTTTATTAATGTTTCTATGCTTTCACTCGCATCTTCTTTGGTCATTCCTTCAATTACATATTCATCTTCATCAACATTCTTTTCTGCACACAACTTTTTAATGTAATTCATTTGCTTTGGCGATGCTTCTGTGCTTATTTCTTTTAATGGTTTAGATCCATCTTGATTGGCTATTGCAGTTGCTACTTCGTCTGCTGATGCAAACTCGCTGCCTAAATAACCTGCACTTGCTAAAGCCCTACCTATTGCAGAAGTTTCAGCACACTCTAAAAATGATGTTTTGTTGATCATTGAAGATTCTTCTTTCTCCATAGCATGACCATTATAAGTATTATCATTTACTTCTAGTGTTGCTTTAAAAACAACCACTCCATCTTGGAAATACACCATCTCTGTTGTTAGTGTATAATTTCCCTCTACATTAGTGTTTAACTCTTTTACTCGTTCTGCTACTGTAAAGTATTCTTTACCATGTATATTAACTGACATCTTATTTTCTCCTCATGTATGAGCAACACGCAAAGCATATAAATATATACATTATGTTGCTCGTTATGTAATCTATCATCATTAAAAGTTCATACATCGCATCTGTCATTATTTAGTCCTATCTTGTAGAATGTGCATAACACGACCACTTTTTTCCATAGTGATCAGAGTTCCATCTTCTAGCTTTACCTTGTAATATTTATCTCCAATCATATATCTGAAGTTCGTATACATACCCCAACCTATTAAATTGAGCTTATTTTGTATGATTTGGCGATGATTATCTTTTTTTGGTGTGCTAGTATCACTTTCTAATAACTTTTGCTTATCTTTACCAAAAATAGCACCTACGATGTTATTCATCATATTACTTACTCTCCTTGTTTAATTGAAATTGATAATTAAATTCTTTTATCGATTCTTTAAGTTCTTTTGCTTTTTTTTCTTCAATATGTAGTTTATCTAGTTTGTCTAACCTTTTACAATTATGCCTTTGAGTTCTACACGCATAACAATCTTCATTGTCGCATTGAACTCCTCTGATGTATTTATGGGTTTCCATTTCACTTACTCCTTTATAAATACCATCTTTTTATAGTTTGTCTTGCTTCGTTCAATGTCCAACATTTTTGCTCAAATTCTCTATCTATATCACCAAAAAAAACAGTCATGAAATCTAAATCATTATCTTGGTAAATGTCTTTGTTAAAATTTAAAGTATAAATATTCCATTGTGCAAAAGTTGATCTTGTCGCCTTTTTTACTTTACTAATTAAATTATAAATACTTTCTTCACCACTTGTGGTTTTATATACATAAAATCCATCAGATTTGTTAATTAATTTTATTTTTGCTTTCTTTGTCATTTCACTTACTCCTTATGTTTGTTGTCTAACCTTATTGCAAAGTTCTAAATAAAAAACGACAATTCCAAACAAAAAGATGTGTTTCTGAGAATAAAAAAAGCCCTTAACGATTAAGAAAAGAGCTTTTTTATACCTACTAAACGAATGTTAATCCGATTAGTTGGAGGGAAATATTACCATGTTTCTACAAAACGCATCTTCACATCATAGAGCAAAGGTGCTGTTTGGTTTATTCGTAGGCTCTGTTTGTCAAGTCGCACTAAACAGAAGTCCTCTTTTGTCTTGTCTGGCTGAAGTATGTGTGCGATTGATCCACCCTGAGTTAGGGAGAAATAATGTGAGAGAATGTTCTCTTGTTTATATGTTCCGAAATAGTTGTCTCCTGAACTACTTATATGTGTAGAAAAAATAAAATCTTCATTAAAGTTCTTTGGAAATGCTGCTGTTTTATCTAAGAATGAAAAGGCTAGATCCCAACTACGCCTACCACCATAGCCGATAGTTCCTGATTCAGGGATAGAATTTGCATAAGATGCTGTAAATGGTCGATGTTTTCCTATCCAATTTGGTGGGTGGTTATATGATACATTGACAAGATCACTCCCCCCTATTGTTCTTTTCTTTTTAATACCATCATAAGCATAATCAATGTTCATGCTGAGATTAGCAGAATGTGGGAAATCAAAATAACGCCCAACAGATATTGCTCCTACCTGTATGTTTGTTGATTCAGTCATAGTTTTCAATAAAAGCAAAAATCCACAATTCTCCAATGGAGATGTCGCTGTTGCTAGATTAGGCGAGATGGTCTTTATTTTATATCCATTTCCACCATATAAAACAGAATCAGGTGCGTATTGGGATTCTGCACTTTCGTAAGCCAAACCTGCATCATCATCTGCACCATAATTAAGATCTGAATCTATCACTCTTATTTCTGTGTCAAATGTTGATATATCTCCAAAATTATGTCCTAGAACAGCATAATAATTACAAGTTGATAATAGTTTTTGGATCTCAGGTCTTGTTTTCGATGTGTCTATTTGAACACCCCAACGACAATAATATATCCCATGATCATCACTCGCAGGATCATCAAATCCTGTTGTTTCTTCTGTCCAACTTATAGTCGTTTTAGCAGGATTCATGTTCCACACCTCTTGGAATGATTCATTTTCAAAGCTATTGCTATAATGTCCTATTGGTATTCCCAATGACCTACAAAACTGCACATAATCTATAAAGATACGAGGAGTTGCAACCGAACCATACACATCATTACTTAACGCCATTATTCACTCCTTTTTGCTATTAAATTGCTTAAAATATTCTTTTCATTTCTTTTTGCTTTTGCAGGGATTGTTTTTTGTCTTTTCCCACCCCTTAAATAATATCTATCATCTTGTTTTATATAAGACAACATCGTGTTTACATCTTTAATGTATTTCTGTGAATGGTCATAATCTTCCCATGTAAGTTCTATCTCATCCCATTTCCCAGATATTCTATCCCATTCATCTGATTCGATATTGATAACACCACTATATGTTTTGTCTTTTGTGTAAGCAAAGATACTTCTTATTCTTAAATTCCCTTCATAATTCATAAATAAATCGTGTGGAAGATCCTGCTGTATATTATATATAATTATTCTACTAGAGTTCATAGCTACAAATCCTGTTGGTATCATATCTCCTATAAATGTTCCACTATATCTTATATCAATTAAAATAGCTCCCCTATAATCTTTTATATATACATCATTTTTATATTGATCTACTCTAATTCTCATAATACTATATTACTGTTAATTTTTACTGTTAGACCACTCAGTAAGGCTTGGTTGGTGGTTACATTAAAAAAGTTAGAAACATCTACATCTGTTTCAGAGCCATCTTCCATATAAATTGCTTCAGAAGAAAGAACTTGCAGTTTAACAGCATTGCCCTCAGTATCAATTCCATTAGTAGATATTTTTAATGCTTTCCCATGTAGTTGTTCAACAATAAATTCAAACATCCCTTTGTAAGTATTATTAACAGAAGAATCAGAAGCCCAAGTATGTGTCCACCCACCATCAAAATCAATTATGCTAGTTAAATCTTCATGCTCAACAACGATATTTATATAAGATTTTTCAGCATTATAAAATTCTTGTGGGGGAGTAGTGCTTGAATTAGCAGCATCCGAAAACCCCTCCCATGTTAAATTAGTCCAGAGAAATCCCCAAATATGTTCTGCTGGATTGGTAGCTAAATGGTCATCATGAAAAGTAAATTTAATTTGACTTCCTGTAATTTTCCCAAAGGTATGAACAGGGTATTCATCTAAAGATAAAGAATTACCAGTATTAGCTATTTCTAACCATTCTGAGTTCCAAGCGTTAGGATCTCCATGTATATCCATTAATTTATCAAACATAGCTGAACTTTGTAGATCCCATACAAACAAAACTGCTGCTAAGTCATCTCCATCTTGGAACATATTCAAAAAATCCTGTATGTTTAAGTCGTGTTGATATGTAGTGTCAAACCAAACCTTAAAATCTGTCATTTGAGCAGGTGACAATGGTGTCATAGGTGGAAATGTTAATGATTCAAAATAATTATAAACACCCCAACCAATAGGAGTTGGATTTGTTTCTGTGTTATAATAACAATAGTTCCAATTACCCACATAATCTATCCCATCAGGATTAGCACCTTCTAATACAGCCCTCCAATCAGATTGTGTTATCTGCCCAAAAGGTTCAGTAATATCTGTATTTGCAAATTGTTGTGCAGTCAAAGTATCGGGATCAAAGAAACCTGTTATAAATGCACCCCAATCATGAAAATCAACCACACCATCCCCATTTACATCTCCCTGAATAACAGTAAATAGTCCTTCAGGTATTTCCCAACCATAATCTGTTCCCATGTCTATCACATCTTGCTCATCTATATTAGGCAACCCAACATGAGGATATTCAGGGTGGAACTCCCCATCAAAATTATAATCAGCTCTCTTTCTTATAAAATATCCTTCTACTTCTCCTGATGTATTCCATTCTGAATCGTCAGGGTTTCCCTCGACTATTAAAGAGGGTAACTCAAGTCCATTAACAACAACATCAATTAATATATTATAATCGTGCATTGTTACACTTCCATCTCCATCTATATCCCCATACACCCAATCTGCTCCATGAGAATATTCTGTTCCTGCTAGAATACACATCGCAATATAATCTTTAAAATCAACTACCCCATCAGCATTTACATCAGCATTTGCGAGAGCTGTTCCTGTTAGTTCATCACTAGGCAAACCCACATATACTGAATCTTGATTAAGATACATTATATGCTTCCATAAAAGAGCAAGATCTGCCTGTGTATTTGTAGTTCCATCTAAATTAATATCGCCAACACCACCATCAATTTCAACATCTTCTTCTTCTTCTTCATCTTCAACAAAATATGGTAGAGCTTCAATTTGCAGTATATCAAATATGTCAATATATCCATTTCCATTCATATCACAATTCACAAGCTGTTGCTCTGATATTGGGAAATTAACATAATTGTTTTCATTATCAAGAAGATGTGCGTTCAAATACTCAATATCATCCATATTTACAACACCATCTAAAGTAGCATCTCCTATTAATGTTGGGTATGATGTTAATAGATTTAATTGATGTAATTGATACACCTCTATTTCCACCTCTTTTTCTGTTTTAGAAATGCCTGTAACTAAAAAATATGGATATACCTGTTGATCTATCGATTGCCGACTAACAATAATGGATTTCCCAAAAGATAACAATTTGTTGGGATTATCTGAGAACTTCAAAACATCTCCTACTTCTATATGAAGTCCATCTCTTATAGATAATGAAAATTTGCACAATAAATGTTGTTGCTTGTTTAATTCAAAATAGAAGTTTCTATATTGTAATGCACTTGATTCATCTTGTATATATGGAGCTTCTAATTCTTTCTCATAGTTTATTGCATCATCTATATCATATAATTGTTTATACCAATTTGTGTTTGCAGGTGTTAATCTTTTAATAGCAGTAACTGCTGATAATTGAGTTTGTGCATAATCATATTTGTATTTAACACTAACTCCACCAAAGCACAAATCTTCTATTTTCGTTTTGCTAAATTTATATTTTATCATTCTACTTACATCTATTGTTTCATCAACATCAATCTCAGCATAACTATTCTTAATGGTTTCAAATATTCCCTGTCCATCACTTGCTCTGTATCTAAAGAATGACCTTGATTGTTCACAAACCTTTTCAATAACATCTTTTGATGATTGAACTTCATTGATAGAGAAATCTAAATTAATATTTTTATTATACAAAAAAGCATCTAGGTATTTATCCCCAACATCTATTGTAGCAATACCAAGTTCTACCTCTGCTAAATGTTTTATTATCTCAGCAGGATTCCTAACAAGTGTTTGAGCATCTTCTTCTTCTGCTATTTCCCATAGAACCTGTGTATATCCCCAACTAGCATCCACATCTTCAGGATCATTATCGGCATATTTATTAGCATTATTAAACATGAATAAATACATACCCACTATACTAAATGGTGGAAGTTGATCAGGATCAACTATATGTATTCCACTTATTTCATTATTCTCATTGTATGTTTTATAAGCATATACAAGCTCACCCCCAAATATTTTCCTAGCAGAAGTATAATTCTGTGTTCCAACCTCAGTTCCTTCAGAGTATATTTTTCCTCTAAATTCAAGAACAACCCCAGTATTGTGTTCAACCTGAAAATCATTTACCCAACCCCCTGATTCTTCATGACCAATAAATGGATTGGTATTAATAACAACATCAGTATTAGACGCTAAATCTTGAACATCTAAAGTTGCAGTTATATCCTCTATATCTATCTCATATATAAATCTGTGTTTACCATTTATAAGATTATGAAACATCAGTTCACAAGCTATATCATTAACAGATATTCTCGCATATTTAGGATCTGTTAATAATGTATAAAATTTATTGATATGATCGTTTAAATGTCCATGCAGATTTATATTGTCTGTTACAACCGATGGTGCTGTATAATCTTGCCCTTCATTCCATTGAACAAAATAGCCTGAAACCTTTGTTACACTTGATTCTAGTTTACCTAGCCTACCTCTTGCATTAACAAAGAAATCTTTATTAAACACATCAGCTTCTGCCCACATTCTGCGATAGTTAATCTCTCCCCAACCAACTACAACTGAATCCCAAATCGCTTTCCCTATATAGTTACCTCTTGCACTATTCTCCCATAGCCAAGAATCAGTTTCAGTAACTCCATCTATAACCACACCTGCTGAATTATGATATGGATATTGTGTATAATATAATGCTAATTCATTAGATTCGATTGGTTTCCATTCAGCCACTTGGTCAGCATCTCCCCATTCGTTTGAATGTTCTATGTCTACTGAAGAATAAAAGTTTGATTCAAATGGTTTAATAGCTTGTTCCGACCACCACGAACCTTCAAGAGGTGGCTCTGCTGTTAGATGTTCATGTAAAATAGGATGTGTTAAATAAGATATATAATTAGTAGCAGTTGATTGTCCTTCATCCCCCCCCACCTCAAATCTAAACACAGCTCCTTCAGACATATACTTTTGCATCCAATATGGGTATCTTCTGTCATCAACAAGCATTTGATTTAAAAATGTAGAGCCTAATGCTGATGGATAACCTACATTTTCTCTTATTATATGATCATCAACCTCTTGATAATTTGATTCTGTTGCAAATCCTATAAATTCTCCCTGTCCTGATGGATCTAATTTAATACCTGATGGGCAAGCCCATATTACACCCCTATAATTCCTAGACGGAGCATCTGCACTTATATTCATTTGCATATTACCTGTAAAGTTTACATCTGTTGGAAATTCTGTTCTAGCTCCATATATATCTACCTCAGAATATATATTGACACTTGGAACAGGCTTAAATTCAATAACTTGAACACCAAATGCTTGTCGCAATATTCTACCTGAATCTCCTGCACCTATTGAATCAAAGGAAATTCCATATAACCCTGTATCTGCTTCTGTGTTTAAATTATTAAAAAAAGCACCAGCTTGTCCACCTCCAAGTGATGAGCCTTCTTCTTTCCAAACAGAATAAACTGATTGAGCTTCTCCTGTATCTTCCTCAAATAATGCTGTCATTTTATACGCAGAACATCCACTAGGCGTTGAGTTAGTGTGCACCCATAAAGCACCATTTGTTAATAATGTTGGATTTGTTCCTCCATTTGTCCTTAGTATTATCTTAGCTCTATAAGTGCTTCTATATTGACCATATCCCCATTTATCTTTAATGCTTCTAGTGGTTGTTACATAGGGGAAACAACTCACAGAACACAATGTATCTCCAATCTTTATCTGAACAACATCATTATTTACAAGATTAGTAGTTAGCTTGTTACCACTTGTTACAGACGCATATATATTCATTTGTTTCGCACCATCTATATCTATTTCCTCATTTATTGCAGAGCCATCAAATAATAATTCTATATGATTATTGATATTATATGGTTCAGTATTCATATCTTTAACATATACAACAGCAGGAGCAGATTCTAAATGTCCATATAAAATCGGAACAGGCTTCAAATTATAATTTTCAAATGTGTTTACATCTTTTTCTAACACATGACTAGGTCTTGGAATCTGTTTATAAAATGAATCTAAGCTAACATCATCTGCACTTATCTTAACTACTTTCTCATCATGGGTATATCTAGTTATCTTTAAACTTGCTATCTGCATACAATCAGTCAATGTTACACAGCTTTGTGTTTTTAAATAAATATCTATACTAGCTCCAATTTTAAGAGATGAATTATTGGAGATCCTATCGCCACCATTCCAAACACCTGCATTAACAGGGAAATTTGATAGAGTGATGGTTACACTTGATAATTGAATTTTATTCGTTTTTAGGTCTATTTTCTCGCCAATACGAGATATTTTAAGATCTCTATCTTCATAGTATTGTGCAGAATCTCCTACGCCGAACATTTGTTTGCGAGATGCTATGTAAATATTATTGGAGATTTTAATCAGATACTGAGTATCAATTACAGATGCTGTTAAATCATTTTTTATTATATCACTTAATTGGATCATGATATTCCGAAATCAACACCTTTTCTAACTGCTTCTTGGATTCTCTCTGATAATTCTTCCTCTACGAATTGTTCACTCATAACATTCCCTGTAACATTAACTGTGACACCACCACCACCTGCATTGTTTACTCCCTCTAAAGGTGTTACTGAAACATATTCTGATGCTCCACCCTCACCTACTGTGAATTGTGTTGGCTCTGAAACAACACCTTCAAATCCATATTGAGCATTTTGCTGATTATATGCTGATTGAACATTTGCTACTTGTGCTAGTCCTCCTGCGACACTAGATGCTGCAACAAGTAAATTTGCAGGGAATGGATAATCTCTAAAAGCCCTAGCACCACCTGCATACGCATCGCCTAATGCCTGTGCTATTGTTAGATTTTTAGTTAGTTCTGCACTACCTTTGTTTGCTTCATTTAAATTAGCAAGATTGCCCAATATTTGCGAACCTGCCCACATCTCAATCGTTGCTGATGCTTTTAAAATTTGCATTTTAGCCTTGTAAGCAGCCATTTCATCTTCAGTCGCTTCTCTAATTTTTCCTGACAATTCGATTTTTTCAAATAACATACTATTGTGTTTAAATTCAATTGGATTTATTTTCTCTTTTAATGATGCAATAGAATTTTCCATATCCACTATTTCTGCATCTTCTTCCAAAATCCTTGTTTTAACATCTGCTTCAGCTTCTAAATGTGAATTTAGTTCTCTAGTTTTACTAAGTAAATTCACCTTACCTGACTCCAGTTCCTTGTCTAAGGCAGTCAAAGTTTCACTCCACTCATTAGTTCCCATTAAATGAGTTAAGTAATCTTTTTGTTCAGCACTTAAATCATTTAATGCCCACCCTAATTTTAATGATGAATCCTGCTGCTCATCAGATAAATTGTTCATTATATCCATCGCATCTGTTAAAGCTCCTAGCTGAAATTGATAATCAGCAACCCTTTCAATCATATTGTCATAGTCATCAGCTAATTCTTCTGAGATTCCTGCATGTTCTGCTGCTGATTTATTTGAGTCTGACCATGCTTTAGTATTTTTCACTAACCAACCTGTGAATGTGTTTAGCTGTTCTATAACTCCTGATTCTATTAGTGCTTCTCCTATCTCCATTTTGAGATTTTTTATAGATGCAGAAAATTGTTCCATCTTTTGTGCAGAGGTTACTACTTCTGTTCCAAACCCACTAACTAATCTTTCCCCCTCAGAAAGAGCCTTATTAATAAATGCTTGTTTTCTTTCTGCTTCTGTCAATTTACTAGATGTCTTACCTAGTTCTTGTGCATATTCTTCATAGGCTTTGTTGGTATCTACTATAATTCCTAGATTGTCAAGCATCAATTTAGATTGCCTACCCAATCCAGTCACAAGCGATTCTATACCAAATGTAGCATCTTTACCAACAGCTTGTGCTAATCTTTGTGCTGTATCAAACAATTCAGCCATTTGGTCGTCACTATCTGCAATACCTAATAACATAGCTGCGTTTGCTTGTTCCATGACTGTCAAGCTATCTACTGTTCCATTAAGAGCTTTGTCTAGCTTTGAAAATGTATTTGCAGAGAATCCTGCTGATTTACTCATATTATTAAAAGCTGTTTCCACACCCTCTAATCGCCCTGCTAATTGAACACCTTCAACTGCTACTCCAATCGCTTTGTATGCAGCAGTAACAGACACCAATCCAACAGCAAATCGCTTCATACTACCAGATAAGTTCTTAACAGCTTTATTTGTTTTTCCAAACCCTATAGCTTTTGCAATTATCTCATATATCGTTCTGTTAGCCATTTTGATCCTTTGTCTTGTAATTGTTTATTTCTTCATCTATGATCATAAATGATTCGATTGTTTCTATTGGAGTATCTTGGAGAGATGTATATGGTGGACAATTAAATTTCTTGCAAAACTGATACTGCTTAATCATTAATTGTTTTTTAGTATCTAACAATTTATCCATATTTACAAACATTTGTGCCTGTTGGTATAATGCTTCTCCCAATCGATTGAACCCTTTATTTATACATTCTAAATAGCATTGAAAGATTACTTCATTGACATCTTCCATACTTTCGAAGATATTATGTTCCCCAGTATATGGATTTATGGCTTCATAAGGAAACTCATCAGGAAATGTTTTTATTTTTTGCAGTCCATTTAATGAAATCTGAACATTCAATCTGAGATCTATTTCTTCACTTTTTTTTTATTATTAAGATCCAAAAACAATTCCATCGCAATTTGCACGATGTCTTGGTCTGTTAATAACAAAAGCTCCTCATCAGTTATATCTGTAACTATACGAACACACCTACACCATAAAGAAAATTTCTGAGGGTTTGCTTCCTGTGCTTCTGAATACACATCCATAAATTCTTCTCGAACAGGCATTGTGATAGATTTAATCTCAACAAAGAACTTCTCATTCCTTTCTATGCTTTTAATCTCTTTTTTCATGCTATTATATTTCTATTATCTCCTACTTTATTATGCTGTTGTTGCTATTGTTACTACTGGATTTGATGTTGCTGCACTATTATAAGTAAACCTTAGTGGTATAGTTTGTTTCCACCCATCTTCATCAAAACTGATTCCAGAATCATCTACAAATACTTTATCTCCTGTTATTTGAAAAACCCCAGTATCTATATCAAGAGCCATTCCTGCTGTATTGTCTATTGCATCATCAATTTCTCCATCTCTTTTACAAGTAAGAGATCCAGTAACTGAATACCCACCAATAGAATATCCCATTGGTCTAAAATCATTTCCACTATCAAATCCGATTCTACTAACAGGTCTTTCTATTGCTAAATCAAAACTATATAACAGCATATCCTCTCCATCTAGTGTTGTAGTAGTAAGATCATGCATATTAAACATAGTAGTGTGTGATGTTAATAGTGTATGTGTTCCTCCAGTAAAGGTTAATGCACCTTGTGTTGGAGAATAACCTGTTTGGAATGTCGCTGTGCACATAACAACACCACCATTAGAGCCTATATCCCCAGTCATTGTTAGTCCTGTGCATACACAAGATGTAAAATACATATCAACACCTTCTCCATCGTGTCCTGCATTTTCAAACCATAATGTAACAGGAACAACATTAGCTACGCCATGTTTAAAATTTGTAACTACTGGAGCAGAGCCAAGCAAAGCATTTGGAGTTGATCCATCTTCATACAATGCAAGACAAATCCTATCTATTGATGCTGCTGTTCCATGAAATGTCATTGATATATCATACATTCTATTATGGCGTTCCCACTTAACCATGTCATCAGATTGTGTAAATGCTCCTGTTCCTGCTCTTGGAGGTGCTACTCCTAATGTGTGTTTTTTAATTTCAGAAAAAGAATAGTCGGTCACAGGCATTTCTATTGTTGTTCCTGCTGCAAGTGTTGCTGTTCCTGTTGTAACCTCTGTTCCAATTACTACTGTTGTGTTTTGTTTTGTTTGGAAGGTTGCACTCTTAGCCATTATTTATCTCCTTTCAACTGCTTTACTTCTGTTAAATGTTCCATAAGTTTACTTGGTATTTTACCCTTCCATTCCACCTCTTTTCCATTTAATAATCTTGAATGGGTAGAAGCAGAACCTAAAGAATAAAACGATTTTGTTAAATCTAATTCCTTATAAGATGCCTTTGCTTTTACTATCATTTTTTCTCCTTGTTATCCTAGATTTCCACGATGAATACATTTCCACTCAAATTGCACAACATATTCTTCTGCTTCTTCTTCTAGTGCGTTTAGTTCAGTAGATTCTATTCTACAATTATATGCTACTGATGAATCTGCTAATGTTATATTAATATTATCGTGTATTAATGCTTCTATTCTTGATACTATACGAAGGACATTGTCTAGTGCTGTCTTTTCTATGTCTTTAACTGAACTATAATATAACATATTTAGTGTAAATTCTCTTTTCTCTGACTTAACTACATATTCAATTAAATCACTACTAACTGGATCTAATCTCAAATATTGGCTACCAACATTCTTTGTTTGATGCCCTACATAAACAGGCAATGTGTTTCCAAACTCTGTTCTTATTACATTACTTAGCTTATCTAAAATATTCTTCCAATTATTTACAGGCGTTATAGCCATTAGATTCCACTATCCCATCTAGTTAATTCTATTCCACTTGTCATTGGATTTGATATTTTTCTATCTGCACTAGATACCTCTATTTCCCAAGTATCTCCATCTGTTATACTTGCTCCTTGAAACCTCACACGAAGTCCACCTAGACCTGATAATGATTGTAATCCACCTGTAACTATTTCTTCAGATGATTCAGATCCCCAAATCTTGTCGTTTCCATAGTAATGCACTTTAACTTTCCCAACACCATAAGCACCTGTAACTGTAGCTTCTATTTTTAAAAGATCATATTTCTCTCCAACATAAGCTCCTGCTGTTTCTACTATATCCATTGTTCCTGCTACACTCTTATTATTAACTGCACCTTGTCTATCTTTCGCATCTACCTCATAAGATAGTTTGAACTCTCCTGCGTTTAATCTATCAGCCATTCCAGTTCTTTCTGCATTAGATACAAGTCCATGATAATAATCAGCTTCTTCTGTTTTACCTTCAGTTCTCAATATGTTTGCAACACATATATAGCAAGTCATCTTAATTACTATTGCATCATATTCTTTAGATTGTCCACTAGACGCAGTATTTTGGTCTATTTGAGCAACTTTAGGCAAAGGGGTAGGGTATCGTGCATCTAGAAGATTATTTAGCTCCATTGAAGCATTTACAAGCATTTGGTCAAAATAGGTAGCATTGTCAATTCCACCTTCCATAAGATAATCTATCGGATTTTTACTAGCGTGGTCAAAATAGACACTATCTGTTGCTGAATCATAATACCATCTTCCATCTGCATTTACATCACTAATACTTGTCTGCTTATCTCCTAATTCTTCTCCATCAATAAACAACTGAGTTACTAATCCACAATTTTTTGACACATACCTATCTCCTGAATCTGTAACCCACCCTAATATCTGCCTTTTAGCATCATAAGATGAGAAGTTTGGATAATACATTTCTAAATCTGTTTGTGCTGCATATTTAAAATCTGTAGCCATTGTATCTCCTAATTATTAAAATGTATCTACTTTTAATCTAGCGTTGCCCTTTTGCTGTGGAGTGTTTCCATATACAGCAATAAGTGAATTGATCTTCGCTGATTCTGTTGCATCTTGCTTACCAGATAATGGAGAGTTATATAATGCACTTACAACGAACTCTGCATTAGGACATGATGATATAGCCCAAGAATGCGCACCTGTTTCATAGTTTATATCTCCAACCACTCTACCTTGATATATCAGCCTACCTAGTCCATCATCTCTAATGAATATATCTTTGTAAGATGTAGAGTAAGTGATTGGATCATAAGTTGTATCAGGTGATAATCTTGCATCAACAGAAGCAGGAACATCTCCGATAGCAGGGATTCTACCTGTTCCAAAGAACTCTGCTGTTCCACTAGAACCTACTCCAAGTGCAATAGCTGATGTTGATAACTTGCTCCCAGATGTGAATACAATATCTCCTCCTGAAAGCCTACAAGTGATTCTCTTTTCAAACAAATTACCTGCTGTGTAATACTGAGTATCTAACGCAGTTTGTATAAGAGCTATGATACCATCAGAGCCACCAAACTTTGTATTACTAGAATCTACTGTGAATGATAGATTATCAAATGTTGTTCCACCATCTACTGTTATATCAAACTCATATTCAGTTGATGCTGTTAGTCCTGATTCTGTATTATTTGAAATATCTGACAATCCAAGTTTCTGATACCCTCTGCTATAAAACTGGATAGCGACTGATCCTGCATGAATACCACTTAAATATGTTGATGCTCTCCCATAGCCAAAGAAATTCATAGCTGACCATCTGCCTTGATCGTCTGTTTGTGCTACTGTGTATTTATCAAAATCATGGTGTGCATTAAAGAATGGGAATCTAACAGCTACATCGTCTGCGTGAGTTGCTGCTGTTGAGCCATGAACACCTCTTATAACAGTTATTGTGCTATTAGCAAGGTCTGCTCCAGTTCCAACAGTCAATACTTCAAGTATCTCATTTTCAAGTCGTATTAAATCTCCAACTCTAAGAAATTTAGAGTGTCCATCTTCTAAATATATTGTCGTTACTGCTGCATCTGAAGCTACATCTCCTGATGTGGCTGTATCAATATCTGCTGTGCTATCTGTGTATTCATTTGAATTAGGAGCTGTTGCTGTTACTACATCGCCCTCATATTGATCTGAATCATCTGTCATTATAGCTCTTTTTGCAGGAAGTGATACTGATTCTCCTGCACTTAAAAGAAAATGTAAATAAGATACAGCTCCTACTGTGTCCTCATCTGTCCATCTATTGTATTTAAATATTGCAAGAGCAGGTATAGATCCTGTATTTGATACCCTTACATTATCTATATCACCTGAACCTTGTTCTGTTGCACTTGTTGATTTAGATACTTCAAGCAGAGTATCGTTTACTGATGCTGAATATGCAATAGATTTTGTAATTGAAGCTGTTGGTCTAGCCCTTCTTCTTCCTCGTCTTGGAAGCCCTCCCCTTCCTCCATTTGAGCTTATTCCATTTCCTAAATAAGGCATAATTTTCTCCTATGTTAAATGATACTTAACTGTAATGTTTAGTGAATAATCAGAATTAACACTATCTGATTCAAAAAATGCTAAAATAACTTTCCCTGCTGCAACTGCTGCACTATCTATTGTCCAAGATGATGAATAAGGTTGCTCTGAACCTGCGTTTGTCGTATCGCTATTGTGAGCGAGTAATGTTCCATTTGTTAGACAAGATGTAGCTCCTGATGTAAAATCGTATGAGAAAGCATGAAATCTTGTTGTATCTCCAGTAGCATTATCTGCTCCCTCTAGTGAAACAATAGCATCAATGCTTATTGCATCAGGTAAATACCAACAATATCTAACAATATCACTTGCCCTCTCATCATTACTATCTGCTGTTGTAAATGTAGTTGCAGGATCTGTTCCTGTTCCGAATGATGTTTGGTCGTTTGTAACTGCTCCCATCGTAGCTGAGAAAGGCACAGGATGATGCGCCCCTGCTAACCAAGAATCTGAAACATCATTTGCAATACCAAAGTGTGCATATTGTGTATTAAGATAATTACCAAGAGCAGATACCTTGCTATTACTAGAATCCACTACTAATAATGATGTTCCACCCTGATCTGCTACACTAAAAGCTGCTGTTGTATTATCATTTACAGGTCTTATTATAACAACATCATCAGACAATCTAAGTGCTGTGTCTGTTCCTTCTCCATCTTTAATAATTCTGGTAGAAGTATCAACGCCACTATTAGAGTTATCCATCTGTAATACATCTTTATAAGATCCCTTTACTGTTTTTCCTGATAAGCTCATCAATCCCTCATTGTAAATTTATATGTTATATTGCCTGACCATATACCTGATATTCCTGATACATATTGAAATGCTGCATATACGCTATCTCCTGCGTTTAATGAAATGTTAGGATCAGCTGTTGTAACATTGATTGTATCTCTTGACGATGTCAAAGTGTCTGTTGTTCTTAAAGTAACATCAACAGTTGATGCTGTTAAATGAACTACTGAACCAGTCCATGTTTGAAAATAAATAATATTCTCAGATGAGTTCCCCTGATACCCAACGATGTTTGCTCCTGCATAATGACAATCATAAGGAACAACTATGCCTGATACTGAGTTTGGTGCTGCAATCGATATTTCTGTTCCTAGTGTTGTGGAATCGTCTGTATCAAAAGCATCCCACTTCATTGGGTAGTTAGAATCATCTACATCTCTAAAGTATGTTCTGCTTGTTGTAGTATTACTAAAATAATAATGCTGTGTTAAACTAAACTTAGATGGGAATATTCCTGTTGCACTTCCACTAACAACAAGATCTCCCTCAACATATACATTCTTATCCCCTAACAACAATCCTGTTGAATCCTCTCCAATCTTAACTGGTTTTCTATCAGTTCTAAGAGGGTTGTCTAATCTTAGATGCTTATCAAGATTTTCAGATTCTTTTTTAGTTGTTACTCTTGTTGTTGATCCATAAGCCATTATTCGTCATACCATTTCTTGTCATCAGTTTTCTTCTTTGATTTTAATTGCTTCATTTGATTCTTTAAGAATATTATATCATCTTTCATCTTTCCAATATCAACATTATTCTCATTAGGTTCTTCAACATATTTCTTAATGGGAATCATATCATTTTTTAATGCTTTCTTGGTGTTCTTAATCTCTTTCTTAACATCAGCTATCGTTTTACCAATCGTTGCTACTGTCTTTATTGCTGTGAAGATATTAAGCATTGTCTGATTTTAACCCTTTGATTATTCCTCTGACCATAGATCCGAATATGTTGTCGATAGCATCCACTATGTAAGGCTCAACTGTCTTGTTCCAAACATCCTTGCTCCAACTCCACTTCGCTAGACCTAGTGTGCAAGTTCTACCTAGTCCAAAAAAGGTAGACTCTACAACAGCACAGATCTTATCGTTTGGGATCTTCTTTAGAATCACAGCTACGATTCCACCAGATCCAACTCCTACTATTGTTGCTATATTATTAAATATAATGTCCATTCATTACTCCTTATAGCCATTTGTTTTGAAATTACTTATATCTATTTTTTCCATTGGTCTTGTCATTATAAAATCTTTTAATTTGCTATTCTGTATTTCCAAATCTTCTCCACCACTTATAAATGGTTCTCCATCAGTTGTGTAATCGACATTATACACGATAATTGAGCATTTAAACAATCCAAGTCTAACAACCCTACCTGCATATTTCTTCCCCTCTATCCATATATATATACAATCTCCTATGTTAATCGAGTTGCCTGCGAAGATCTTAAACGATTCTGTTAGTCCTTCTATTGTAGATCTGAATAATATCGCTAAAAAGCCAAGACAAAAAAGCCAACCATAGTTTCCTATAAAGTTTGTTCCAATATCCTTTAATTGTTCTTCCATCCATTTAGTTTTCCACAATGAGTGTTTCTAATCGTTTACCCCACTCATCAATCTTAGTTTCTAACTTTGCAACACTAACTTTCATATCATTGATGTCATCATCAGCTTTGTTTATGCGAACAGCGTTCACATTTATATCTTTTTCAAAAGATTCTATCTTGTTTGATGTAATCCCTAGCGTATAAATAAAAGTGCCTAGAATCGTTAATATTGTTAGTGATGTTCCGATTATGTTTTTATCCATCATCGTTATTCTTCTTTCCCTAATTCAAAATGAGGTCGATCCTTAAAATCAGTATCTTTTATTTCAAAGTCACCATTCCAATCATTACCCCATATTAATTTTACTCCCATCTGCTTTGCTGTGCCTAGAACATATCCTGCAAAGTAAGCAAATCGTTCGTATTCTTTCCATCTGCCTTTTATCGGATAAGGAACGACATCAACAGCACGAGAAGGCTTACTATTATGACGACCATTAGGGTATTTAACCTTTGAGTTCCCTCGTTCAAAGGCTTCATCTTGTTCTTTTTTTCCTCTGTGTCCTTTGAGAACTGAGCAATCCACGAATTGAATAACTTCATTGAATACCTCTTGTAGTTTGGGATGACAAGTGGCTAATTGTTCCCTTGATTTCTTTCCAAAGCTAGGCATTATTATCAATAACAATTAATGTGAATATTTGTTGTCCGAATGATGTGCAAGTGATATTTAAATTAGATGTTCCGTCTATTGTTCCACCATTTGCAGTAATCCAATCTTGGACATCTTCAGGGAGAACTCCATCTGCATCTCCTGATGCTCCTACTATTTTAGAATTAGTATGTAAAAAAGTTTTTGCAACAATAGCCATTATTTACCTTCCTTCTTCTTAGATTTCTTTGCTACTTTTTTAAGTTCTTTTCCATCTTTATCACACTCAACAAATCTATCTTTTAATGATTCCATATCGTGTGTTGGGATCACTTGAATAACTACCCCATTTGGTTTTTTAAAAAATCTTTCCATTTTTTCTCCTTATAAAACGAGGGGAGCTTTTACACTCCCCTCAATTAATCAGTTATTATGAAACATCTGACAAGATATAAACACCAAAACCATCGTGTATCTCTATCTCGCCCCAGAATCCAGTAGCAACATATTCTGTTGTTCTGAATGAAGCGTTACGTTCTGTTTCTATTCTCATTAATCCTTCAGGACCAATCGCTAATCCAACAGCACCTTTACTAAAAGCAAAACCAGCAGCATCGCCACCTGATCCTACATTCTCGTTTATTTGGTCTGACCAATAAACATCAAAACCAGCAATAGAGCCTACAACACCATTAGCTAATTTAGTTTGTGCTAGTGGATTATCTGCTTGAACTCCAGCAGATGGATCAATCAATAATCCTGATAAACCTTTAGCACCCCAAACTTGTTTAGGAGATAATACTAGATTATAAGGCATTGGAGCACCTGCTGCTCTTAATTGTCGCATAGATCCAAATATGTGGTCTAATGCTAATGCTGTTCCTGCTCCACATTCAGTTTGACTAAATGCTTCGCCAAGTGTAACTAGATCATCATCAAGTTTTGCTGCAACTGCGTTTCCTAATACTGCTCCAACATTTCCTGTGTAGTCCTCTGCACTACCCATAGCTGCTAAATCAGACACATCTGTTCTGATAACGTGCTCTGATACTGTTACACTTCTAGCAGCAGTATCAATAGATGTCATTGTTGTATAATCTGCACCATCAGTTCCTGCTCCAACATCACTTGATCCAATCTTTGTATAATCTACAAATTGAACTGTAATAGCACCTTTAACAGCTTGTTTTGAAGTAACAAGTGGAAGCATTACATTAGAGTGATTGAAAGCAACAACTGCATCGCCAATAATCTTACCTAGACCACCAACTGTTCTACCTGATCCTGTGTCCGATACTGCATCAGCCATAAGATGATTACCTGCATAACCATTCTGTGTCCAACCTTGTAACTTATTTAATAAATTAATCATAATTTATAACCTACCTTTTCAATTTAATTTTTTATTATTTTACCATTCTTATCAAAACTAACGCCACCAAACAATCCTATTGAGTTGCTTGTTAATGATTTCCCTTGCTGTTGCCTATTGGCTCTTTCTTCAAGTTCATCTACATAAGTATCAAAATTCATATCTTGACCTTTATATTTAACATCACAATCTCCATCAGATTTCTTATCTAACTTCATATCATTCTTTGGATCAAGATCAACTCCGAATATTTCGCTATGTTTCTTACTCGTAGGCAATCTTTATTCCTTGTCCACCCAATGTGTCGTTAGCTTTTTTATATCCTTCAGGATCTTTAGTAGCCCATTCTTGATAAGAACTATACCCACCAAAATCTCCTGTTCCCTTTGTAGAGTTCGCAGGTCTTTGATTTGGTGTGCCTACTGTGTTAGTTTGCGTAACCCTGTTTGCAAACTTCTCCAACTTAGCGAGTGATAGATCTTCTGCAATTAGTTTATCGTCATCATTCGTTATTGTTTCCATGATCGATGCTCGTTTGTTGGTCTTGTAATCATTCCATGCAGTAGAATCAGCTTTGTATTTCTCTAATTCTTTGCCTTGCTCCTCTAGAAGTGTTTTATACTCGCCTTGCTTTTCTAGTTCCTTCTTTCTAGCAGTTTCCTGCTTTGCTTGAAGTTCCTCTAACTGAGCCTTATAAGAATCACCTCTTTCAGTAGCTTTGTGCTTTTGAGCAACTACCTCATCTAATCTAGCTTTTGGAATACCATGTTCATTTGTTGCAGCTTTTGTGCTGTCATTTGTTTCGCTGTTGTTATCAGCTATGGGTGTGTTTTCTTGTTCAGTCATTTTTAGTTCCTCTTTTGTGAGTTTTTAGTAACAAAATCTTATACATATAATAGTTATAAATTCCAATCAAATAAAATAGTTATTTTCCAATCTTGATCTTGACTTTCTTGTTCTTTGGAAATTGTCGCTTGATTTCTTTGTCTACTCTAGCATCTATCATTTTAATAATATTCTTGGGGAATGGCTGTCTGTCATCAGTTACTTTTCTTCCCATCTTAGCTAAATGATTAACCCTTGATCCATGAGCTGCCCACCTTACTGAAGCAGAGTTGCTAGTATGTGATGGCTTTGCATCATCTCTAAAATCCCCAGTTAATACAGGAGATGTCTTGTTTGCAAATGCACTTTCTTGTCTAGGAAAAGAATCTGCTCTTTTTCTTGTTCCATACTCTGTGGTATATCCCTTAAATCCACTACCAAACACATCTTTGCCTTTGACAAATGTATGATTAACATAATCTTTTCTAATTACATTAGCTAGGCTCTTAAAGAACATCTTGTCAAGCATCTGACCTCACATCCCTGCTTTCATCTGATGCTTCTACAGGCATCCATTGATGTCTACAATTAAATCCACCCCTATCAATTAAATAATTAGCACCAAGTGCTTCTATTTGTTTTTTCGTCATCGCACCTCTCCCCCATAATTGTAAGCATATTGGTCGTGTTCTATCATCTATCGCACCTACATATCTATACTTTGTATTCTCTGGAGATTCATCAATCATTATCTTCCCAACAGATGCAGAGTAATCATTAAGACCAGTCGTTACAAGTGTCCTCATCTGTGCATTAGATAATCCTGCTTGTTGTTGAATGGCTTGGAATATGCCTTGCTCTGTTGCTTCTCCTAATACTCCCTTGACAAGCTCTGTCTTTATAACCCCACTCATCTTTCCCAAGCTATCTGCGAATGATGACTGACTGAAGTTGGTTAATGCTTGTAGGGTGTTTTCTGTAACCTCTGCAAATAAGGTCATATCAGCAAG